TAATTTATGTAATATGTATGTTGATGGATTGGGCGATGATGAGTATACTAAGGATAAATTAAAACAGAAACTAAAAGCACTTTATAATGAATGTGCACATAATATAGGCGGTGAAATATGAGAATAAATTTTATAGAATTCAAAAACTTTGCTTCTTACGGTAATCAAATACAAAGAATACAATTTGAAGAAGATGAATCAAAGTTATTCTTAACTCTTGGTAAAAACGGTGATGGAAAGACAACTATAGCCAACGCTATTATATATGCGTTATATGGTAGAGTCGAGGGTGTTAAACTTTCAGATCTTCCTAATAGAATCAATAAAGAATTGCATGTTAAAATAGGATTAACATGTGGAACTATTAATGTCGAAATAGAAAGAGGATTGTTACCTAACAAATTTAGTGTAAAATTAAATGGAATAGAATTTGATAAAGCAGGTAAAAAATCGGTTCAAGATTATTTAGAAGAAGAAGTTTTCGGTATCCCATATCATGTATTCAAAAATATAATTATATTATCAGTAAATGATTTTAAATCATTTTTAACGATGTCTAACCAGGATAAAAAACAAATCATTGATAAGATGTTTGGGTTCTCTATATTAAACGATATGCAAATGTCTATAAAAACAGAGAGACGAGCAGCTAAGATAGAAATAGATTCATACGAAGGTGAATTAAATCAAATCATAGATTCTATTGCATCCGTAAGAGGTAGACTTAATACGCTACTAGAAGAATCACAACAAAAGAATAATTCTAAAATTGATGAATTAAAAACCAGCCTTATTTCTTTAAATGAAAGCGTAAAGGTCCTAGATATTGATAAAAAAGAGATTGAAACTTTAATCACAGGAAACACGGGCGTGTATGAAACTACAAGATCTGTTGCATCAAAAACTAAACATGAAATAGAATATCTTAAAAGAAAACTAGAGCTATACGAAAGCGGCAAATGCCCAACATGCGAAACCCAACTAGATAGTCAATGGCACCTAGAGCAAAAAGAACATTTCTGTACCAAAATAGAATCCGAGACATCAAACATTAAAATTCTTAAAGAAAATTTAGAAGACATTAAATCAGACATTGAAATATTAAAAGGTCAAAAAAGAGATATTGAAAAGAATACATCAGATATCAGATACAACATGAAAGCCTTTAGATCAGAATTGCTTAAAATTAAAGATACACCTGATGATACTCAATTTGAACATCTCAAAAACTTAATTAAAGATTTTGAAAAGAAAGAAGATATTAAATCTACCAACAAGGGCAATTTAAGTGCAGATCATGCTTTTATGGAAATAGTAGAAAATGTTTTAGGGGAGGATGGAGTTAAGAATTTAGCAGTTAAAACTATTTTACCAGGGCTTAATAGCAATATAGCAGCCATGGCACAAACAATGCACTTGCAATTTCATATTAGATTTGATGAGAAGTTTAATTGTATAATCAATCACTTAGGCGAAGACATTAATCCAATGACACTTTCGACAGGAGAGCGTAAGAAAGCAGATTTTATTATTATCATTGCTATCATTAAAATACTAAAACTTAGATTTCCACAATTAAACTTATTGTTCTTAGATGAATTATTAAGTTCAGTTGACCATGACGGAGTATACAATATACTAAAGATATTAAATCAAGTTATCAAAGAAAACAATCTCAATACATTTGTAATAAATCACTCAGTATTGCCTCATGAAATATTTGATAAAAAGCTACAGATATACAGAGAGAATGGTTTCTCTAAATTCACAATAGAAAGTATAGAGTAAATTAAATGAATATATATATAAAATAAGAATTTAATACAGCACATGGCAACTTATAATTTAAAATATAACAAAGACGACAGTGTCATTAGACATATCATCATAGGTCTTTTGGCTGATCTAAATAGCAAGCTTAGTTTTTGGAGACAAGTCTCCAATGATGAAAGATCTATTATAGATGTTCCATTTTTTTATGCAGTCGCCGGTGATGAAAACTTTATAAAAGATAATTTCTTATTTTCAAATGTAAACGGAGAAGGATGTGATCCTGATGGTGCTTTTGCAGATGGAAATTATGATAAAGTACCAAGAGGTATCGTTAACTTAACTTCGTTTTCAGTAGATCCTGGAAAATTAGTCAATAAAAGAAATTTAGGTAACTATACGATGATGAACCAACATGGTTTAATGGAAGGTTATGTTGCAGAATTTGAAATGATTCCAGTAGTAATAGGAGTAGATATAGAAATTTTAGTATCTAGTCAATTGGATATGTTCAAAGTTACTGAATCCATTGTTAAGAATATGTACAAGGCGAACTCATTTCATGTTGATGCAGGACACATGGAAGATGGTATGTATAGAATTTCATCAGAGTATATGATGCCAGATGATTATACACAAGAAAGACCAATAGAATATGGATTTGATGATAAATCAAATCATAAAATTACGTTCAGTTTAGATGTTAATACATTTATACCATCATTTGATTTTGAAGATGACATATATACTAAATATACTAGGTATGTTTATGTAACCGGAATCACTGGTAATTTTGGAGATCCTAATATAGTTACATTACACCCATCTCAAATGTATGATGAACCATATCCAGAACCTTTAAAATATTTTGATACTGCTGGTACTATTTGGACATGGGACACATCTAACCAAACGTGGGTATTAACAGATAATAATATAGAATTTGATACAAGCATATTCGGAACATTGATTTCTACAAACTCTCAGTTATTGAGAACATCTAAGAGAAGAAAGAACTCCAATAGAATATTCGGATTCAACTCTACGACTGATCAACCAGCTGGTACACCAGATAAGGATAAACCTCTATTTGGAGATAGAAATGACGTATCATCTACAGATCTCCCATTCAATGAATAAACGAAAGATATATATAAAAAATTAAATAACACAAATGGCAAAATTAAACAAAGGAATTGTTTCACCAGTTATAGAATCAAAACAAGGTTTTGTATTTCATGCAAGTGGACAAAATTTCAAAATGACTGGAAGTCATATAGAAGAGATTACCAGTGTTTCTGAAGATTTCAACGCTTTAGTTAAAGCAAATGAAATGTTTAATATCACAAACGAGGGTATTTCATTTTATTATGATTACAACAACAAGAAAACTATTTCTAAAATCGAAGAATCATCATTAACTAATTTTGATGAATTAGTTGGTTTAAATAAAAAGATTGATTTCTTAAACGAAAATATTAAATCATATAAGGTTTCTGGTAAAACACTAGCAGTGACTGAAGTTGAAAATGAATTAAAAGTTTTAGAATCAACAAGACTTAATGTACTTTCAAACTCAGTAGTTGTTAAAATAGCATACAACGTTTCTGAGAACAAGTTTTATGCAGGTAATATTGAACTAGCCTTCTCGCCTTCAATACGTCTAGCTGAATCTATGTTAGCTGCGGCATATATTAGATATGAAGATAAAGCACTAATCAATTTATTTGAATTTGCATCTAAAAACTTTAAGCATTATAATATTTTAGAATTCGTTTCAGAATCTAAAGACGGTGACATTAAAGTATTAGCAATGAGAGCTGACAACAACATGTTCGTATATAGATTCAACGAATCTACTAAAATAGCAAAATTCTCTAAATTATTAGCAGATGCTGCGATAGAATATGTTGCTGAAAATACAGGAGCAGATATCACACCAATGGTTGAAGATATTTTGGAATCTTATAAAGAAAGAAGAGCCACTAAAAACTCTAAAATTCAATTGATGCATGAGATGATTGCATTCTTAAAGGATCAAAAGGGTAGATTATCAGAAGCTAACAGAAACTTACCAGATATTAAAGCAGCTGATCAATTATTAAACAGCGAAATTACTAGAATATCTGAAGAGTTAACGGATGCACAGAACGAAGATATCTTAACTAAAGATGATGGATATGTTGATGCTGAAACTACAGTAGAATCAGAAGATTTACCTAAAGGCACCAAAGTTAAGGTTGATGCATTAGAATGGACCGGACAGGGAAAATCAGATATACTAACAGTATTTATTGATGACAATCCAATGAGAGTAGAAAAGAGCAAGCTACAGATTTCTTCTGCAGATTCTATTTAATATTCTATTCAAAATTTAAATTGAAGCCCAATTGGAAACAGTTGGGCTTTTTTTAGTATAATATTAAATACATCTAACAACTATGGCTAGAAAGAAAAATTACTTAAATAATAAAGATCTTTACAATGAACTTGTAACATCTAAAGAATTAGACAAACTTACACCCACTGCAGAAAAAATGCTAGTGTTATTAGCAGAGAGAACCATTAATAAACTAAGTTATGTTAATAGTGATGATCGAGATGATTGTTTGCAATTTGCATTACTAGATCTTTTAAAATATTGGAGGAACTTTAATCCTAAATATCCAAACGCATTTGCATATTTCACAGAGATAGCAAAAAGAGGATATGCTAAAGGATGGAATAAAATTCACCCACAAAAATATAAAGGAACTTTATCAATAGACCGTATCTCAACAGGAGGTGATGGTGAAAACGGTGGAATGTTTAACATATAAATGTCAATAAAGAACTTAAAACCAAGTGGAAACTCAGGATTTATACAGGGTTATTATAACCCAATAAATCCAGATAAGTATATCGGCCCAACGCCGATCATTTATCGTTCCTCATGGGAGAGAAAGTTCTGTATTATGTGTGATAACAGAGATGATGTTATCAAATGGTCTAGTGAACCTGTTGAAATAAAGTACATGTGGTCATTTGACAAAAGAGAACACAGATACTATCCTGATTTTTATATGAAAACAAGAGGATTAGAAGGTGAAGAAGAGTTTTTGGTTGAGATTAAACCAGAAGCACAAATAACAAAACCAAAACCACCAACTAAGAATAGCCAAAAGGCACTAAAATCATATAAGTTTCTTGCAGAACAGTACATAAAAAATAGAGATAAATATAAATATGCTAAAGCATGGGCGGAAAACAGAGGTTGGAGGTTTATTGTTTTGACAGAAAAGTCTCTTAAATAATGGGTAAGATAAAAAAAGATATTAAAAATTTAAGCAAAGAATCTGGCTCTAAAGTTAAAGCTCGTAGAGCAGCTGAGTCTTGGTTTGAAAAAGCATCTAAATCAATTAAAGATAAATCGGTTGCTAAATATAGTAAGCCATTTAAAGTTGGTATGATTCATGTTTTTAGATATGAAAAACCAAAACACATTAAGACTCTATTGTGGTGGGATATGAATCCAGTAGTGTTAGCCCTAGATACACACCCTAGTGGAACAGATGTTGGTATTAATTTAAATCTGTTACCTGTACAATTTAAAGAAGACTTGTTAGATATGATCTATGATAATATGGAAGGTCAAATTAAATCAAAGTCTGGCAGATCTAAAGAAAATGATGCACTAAGCCAAGGAGAGATTAAATTAATATACAAAGACGCTGTAGAATTTTTAAGAAGATTTGGGTTTGACTTTGCAATTAGACAATACATTCCCCAATTAAAAAAGAATCAAAAAGTGGTTTCATATGAACATTGGGCAAAAATAGCCCTTTGTGATTACCAAGACTTATATGGAATTGGAATTAACGAAGTAAAACGCAGCTTCGCAGAACATTTAAAAACGCGTTCAAAAAGAAAAGATATATAAACAGAACATAATAATATAATAGTATGGCAGGATTTAACGATAGAAACGGACCATTGAGTAATGGATCAAAGCCCTTTAGCATTTCAAATGCATTAAAGTCTTTATCCTCGTTCGGCATGCGCTATGATGATTTAGTCTTAAGACAGTCTCAAGCAATTGGCCCAATGGAAGCAGAAATCGGGTATGGTCAAATGAACCCGTTCGGTGTTGATAATGATGACATATATGGAGCGTTTGCTGCGATGTCAATGACAGATACCAACATGAGATCAAATATTCCATTCTTTGATACTTCATATGAAGGTAAAAGAGAGGAACTTAGAAGATTTTCACTTAACGATGAAATTGAAGACATTCTAGATATTCTTTGTGATGAGACTATTGTATATGATGAGAAAAACTTCTTTTGTTATCCAGAAATTTTAGGTATTGATATATCAGATGAGGTTGATAAAGACCTTAACAAATATTTTAGACAAATATACCATTACTTTGGGTTTAACTCGGATCAGTCAGCTTGGTATTTCTTTAGAAAATTCTTAATTGATGGATATCTTGCATTTGAAATAATTTATTCCCCTGACCAAAAAGAGATTATTGGATTTAAAGAAATAGATCCTATTACACTAATTCCAGGATATAACCACGAGGATGGTAAAAAAGTATGGGTACAATATAAAGATGATCCAGTTAAAGAGAGAAAATTATATGATTCACAAATCGTATATATTTCATACTCATCTATAACTACAGCATCTAGAGTTTCATATATTGAGAGATTAACAAGAGCATTTAACTTGTTAAGAATTATGGAACATACGAGAGTTATTTGGGCAGTTACTAATGCTTCTTTTAGAATGAAGT